ATGACGGCATCCACATGACCTCTCCGGATATTGGCAGCACGCGCGGGCAGAACGAGTGGGTGGCTTTCAACCCCACCCAAATCAAATCCGCTATCGGCAACAACGGCAACTTCGACCCTAACGACGCCCGCATCGAGTACGGCATGAACCCGGCGCCGGCCGCACCCACCGCATCGACCGTCCAGAAGAACGTCGCCAAGCTGCCCAAGCCCATGCAGGGCCCGGTGCGCAACACCGTCCTGGGTGTGGGTGATGTGGCCAGCAAAGTGCTCGACCGCGTGGTGTTTACCAGCACCCTGATCGAGCGTGCGGCCAAGGCCGGCATCGGGTCCGCCCAGAAGTTCGCCCGCCTCCAGTACGAGATGGGGACCAAGGCCCGGGAGCTGGAGCGTGAGGTCGAGAAGATCGCCGACATGTACGCCGACGTGCCCGAGCAGGACAAGGGCAGCGGCCCGCGCAGCCTCAACCAGTTCCTGTTCGAGTCCACCCGCCAGGGCAAGTGGGGCTACGGCAAAGACGCCGACCCGGAGATGAAGGACTGGTTCGACTCCCTGCAACCGAACTCGCAAAAGCTGGTCAAGGCGATCTTTGCCCACGGCGACAAGATGCTGGCGCGGAAGAAGCAGGCGGTGATGGACCACACCAACACCGAATACGACGCGCTGATCAAGGCCGCCCAGGATGAGGTGGCCAAGGCCACCACCACGAAAGAGCGCCAGGACGCTCAGAAGTACCTGGCTGAACTCAAGACCTCGAAGGCCGACAGCCTGAAGAAGTTCGAGACCCTGTTCAAGATTCGTGAGGGTAAACCCTACGCGCCGATCAAGCGCATGGGTAACTACGCGGTCGTGGCCAAGTCCCAGGCATACCGGGACGCCGAGGCCAAGGAAGACACCGCCGAACTGCGCAAGCTCGAGCAGGACCCCGACCACTACCACGTGACGTTCACCGACACCAAGGGCGAGGCCCGCCGGCTGGCTGACCGCTTGCGTGAGCAGGGGTTCTACGGCCAGGACGACAACGCGGTCTACTTCTTCGAGCGCTCCAACGACGTTGAGCTGTTCGGTGGGGAGTCCACACTCAAGGCCCTGACCCAGTTGCGCAGCAAGGTCGACGGCACCGACGGCAAGTCCGAGGCCCAGGCCAAGGCGCAGATGCAGCGCATCGTGACCGACATGTGGTTGACCGAGCTGGCTGAGGGCAGTGCACGCAAGTCCGAAATGCGCCGACGGGGCATCGCGGGTGAGGTGGACATGATCCAGTCGTTCGCCGTCCAGGGGCGTGCGGATGCGCAGTTCGTGGCTTCTGTGGAGTACAACCCACAGATTCAGGACACGATGACCGTGATGAAGAAGGAGATCAAGCGCGGTGGCGCGGTCGACCGCAAGACGGAAATCCACAACGAGCTGATGGAGCGCTACGCCAAGTCGCTGGAGGTGGTCAACACCCCGGTGATCGACAAGCTGACCCGCATGTCCTCGGTGTACTTCCTGGCGTCGAGCCCGATGTACTACCTCCAGAACCTGACGCAGCCGTGGATGATGTCGGTGCCCGCGATGGCCCGTAACCACGACTACACCAAGGTGAGCGCTGCTCTGACCAAGGCGTACAGCGAGCTGGGCCCGGTGCTGAAGTCCGGCAAGTTGTTCGAGACCGGGTTCGACTTCACCCAGGTGCCCGCAGACGTCAAGGGCGCCATTCAGGAGCTGGTGAACCGGGGGCGCATCGACATCGGTCTGGACACCGAGCTGGGTGAGTTCCGCGTCGACGGCTCGAGCAAGTTTGGCACCGCGTGGAACAAGGTCGACAAGGGCCTGCGGCTGCTGGTGCAGAAGGGTGAAGCGGTCAACCGCCTGTCCACCGCCATCGCGGCCTACCGCCTGGAGCTGGCCCGGACCAACAGCCACGAAGCCGCTCTGGACTACACCGACAAGATTCTGCTGGACACCCACGGCGACTACGGCCGCTTCAATGCGCCGAAGTATTTCAACACGAGCCTGGGTCGCGTGGCGCTGCAGTTCCGCAAGTTCCAGCTGATCCAGTTGACCTTCTACGGCAATCTGATCAAGGAGGCGTTCACCGATCCGAAAGAGCGCAAGCTGGCTCTGCGGACACTGGGCTTCGCCTTGGGCCACACCGCGCTGCTGGCCGGTGCCATGGGCCTGCCTGGGTACGCCGCGATCGCCTGGGCGCTGGGTGCCGTACTGGGTGACGACGAGCCGTTCGACCTGACCTACGAGATGCGCAAGCTGATCGGCAACGAGCAGATGGCCAACCTGATCATGCGCGGGGCGCCTACGCTGGCGGGCGCGGACATCTCCGGCAAAGTCGGCGCGGGCACCATGATCTCCATCATGCCGTTCAGCAACGCGGACCTGTCCACACCCCAGGGGCAGGCTCAGGCTGCCGGTACGCTGATTGGTGGCGCGTCGCTGGGTATGGGTATGCGGATCGCTGATGGCCTCGGTCTGATGCTGTCCGGTGACTGGGTCCGTGGTGCTGAGCTGGTGCTGCCAAAAGGTCTGGGCGATGCGATCCGCGGTGCTCGTGAGGCCAGCGACGGGGTGACCCGTCGCAACGGTGACGTGATCCTGCCACCCGAGGAGGTCAGTGCTGTGGAGGCTGTGATGCAGGCCATCGGCATGCCGCCTGTGCAGACCACGGTGACCAACGAGCGCCGCAGCCGCGCCTTCGAGATGGACAAGCACTTCCGCGAGCGCACGACGCGGATCAAGAACGACTACGCGAGGGCGTTCCGTGCCCGTGACGCCGAGGGTATGCGTCGTGCCCGTGAAGACTGGGCCAGCCTCCAGGAAGCCCGCCGCCGCAACGGCTACGCGGTGCAGCCGGTGTCCAACTTACTGCGGGCACCGCAGGAGCAGGTTCGCCGAGAGCGCAACACCGCTGGTGGGGTGCAGTTCAACAACAGCAACCGGGCGTTTGCTGAGCAGCAAGCGGCCATTTAAGGAGTACCGCATGCCGAAGAAAGTGATCTATAGGCTCTGACTATCGCCGGAACAAGTCCGGCGATATTTTTCTATCCAGTCTTCCACATCTTTGACGGCCCACATCAGCTTGCGGCTGGGCGTGTTGAGCCGGGGTGGGAGTCGATCGGGGTGCCGGGAAGCGTTCTGCCGCACGGTCATTGGGGAGATGCTCAATGCCTCCGCCAGCCCCTTTACGTCCAAAACGAGTTTCATATCAGACCTCAAGAGAAAAACCCTCCCGGCGAACCGGGAGGAAAACAACACAAGGAGCTAACGTGGTTGTGGGGTAGATCATACCTCACCCACGGCAATCTGGTCAGAGTTGTTGACCACCAGTGACATGCTGCGCACCGGTGCGGAGTCCTGTATGTCTTCCAGCGCCAGCGTGTCGATGACCAGGCACCAGGTCTGACCGCCTGACATGTCCGTGCCGCGCGTCAACCGCACCTTCTCGTGCGACGAGATCAGCGCGCCCTGATTGCTCAGGTAGTCCAGGATCGAGTTGAAATCGACCCGGTTCTTGGTGCACCAGTCTCGTGCGTCCTTCACGCTCAACATCAACCTGCCGTTGTTGGGGTCTTTCTTGTTGGGCGGCGCGATGATGAGGCGGCCTGCCACCTCGCCGATCACTGGGCGCCTGGGCGTCTCCGGCCCGCTGAGGTGGCGCTTGTCACGGAACTCGGTGGTCACCAGGATGCGGTTGTTGAGGGCGCTCATCATGCGGGCGTAGGCGTCCTCGGGCGTGGTAGCGGTCGAGACCGTGATGTTGGTACGCAGCTTCGTCATCGCGTTGATGGCGAAGTCGGTCAGGCGCTCCAGGTCGAACTCGATGATTCCCAGCTCCTTGGCGATCTCGGCCATGACCAGCGTGCACGCAGCGTGGTTACGGTAGAAGCGAAACTTCGGCTCGCCGATGTGCTCGGCCAACATCGTCACCTTATCGCGCATGCGCTTGTAGAGTTCGTCAACGTGGGCCACGCAGTACCGGATAATGGCGTCGCCGGCCGACCCGGCGTTCAACTTGATTTGGTCGCATGCCATCTGAAAAGCTTGCAGGTCTGCGCCCTTGAGCTCCGGGATGTTGAAGTCGTCCAGGTGCAGCTGAACCACCCGCACAGCCTCCGCCTCGGCATTGGCCTGAGTCATGGACAGCAGGGCATGCAGGTCTTTGTTGGATGTCACGAACGGGCTCATCCGCCACGTAGCGGACTCCGCGAACCGGGTGCCCTGGGCGGTGTTCTTCAGTCGTCCGCGCTCCTCGCCCAGCGAGATGCGGTAGGCCAGCGACGACAGGTCCTCCGGGTCTATCTTCGTCAGTTCGTCAAACAACATCGGGATGTTGTTCATGGTACCCACGAAGGCGTACAGCTCGTTCTTGGTGCCCATGTCCTCCGACTTCTTGGTCATCTGGTCGGCGTTGCCGAAGGCGTACAGGCTGTTGTAGCAGACCGTGGATTTACCCGTACCAGACCGACCAGAATAGAGGCTGAACATCAAGCCCTTGTAGGTGTCCTCACAGAACACGGAGAGGATCGACCCCCAGCCCGAGCACAGGGCGTACTGCATGGGCTCCAGGCCGGGGCGGTTGTAGATGAAGTTCAGTGGGGCGGCGTAGCCCTGCACCGAACCGCGAGGGGGCGTGAACAGGTGCTTCTTGCCCGCGGCGTACCCGCCCAGCAGCACTTTGCGCACCGTGCCGTCCTTGTGGTACAGCCGGTCGCCCAGCAGGAACGCCTGCATGTTGTACTTCCAGCCGAAGGTGGTGAGTGTGTTGACCTCTTCCACTTCGCGCTTGAGCTTTTCCATGGATTCACGAAGGTAGGCCATCATGTGTGTCCCAGCGTCTTTGTGGTTACTCTGAATCAGTTCGTACTTGGCCAGCCCGCGCAGCATGTCGGTCTGCGACGCCATAGCCTCGAACGGAACCTCGAACTCCCGGGTGCGGTTGTCCGGTAGGTGCATCCGTATCCCGATGTTGAACGTGCCGTCTTCCTTGCGGATGCGCATCGTTGGGTAGAACAGGTTGGCGCAAAAAGCATGGGGCTCCGCGATCCCGTCCTTGTTGATGATGGTGCGCACCATGAACTTCTTGTCCCAGGAGAACGCGAAGGGCATCGCCGGTACGGTCACCGCCTCGGCCGCACCCTCTTCACCCTTGGTCTCCACGACCTGCTCCTGGGTGATCGGAATGACCCGGCCTAGCACGATCGGGGACTTGATCTTGTCTTTGTGCAGGCAGCCGTTGCAGCCGTCCGGGTTGCAGCCTTGAAAGCGTGAGCAGGTGGAGGGGCCAAACTGCCACGACTCCATCTTGCCTTCCCAGTCCACGTTGGCGTGGCCGGTCTCTTCTCGGCGGGCAGTCCACTGCTCTGCGAGCTCGCGCCCATCAACGCAGTACTTCAGGAGACCCAGAACACCGAACCAGTGCTCGTAGTCCACGTCGCCCTGGGTGTCGCGCATGGCGGCCACCTGTTGACAGTGCTCGGCAACCAACTCACCGGATGACTCCAGCTTGGGGAAGTTCTCGATGTGGGCGATCAGGTCGTCGTTCAGCCCCGGGAACGTCGGGGTGGTGTCGTGTACCAGTTCGATGTCGTGCTCACGGATCGCAGCGTTCAGGTTATCCCGCAGCTCATCCAGGTCGAACGGGCCGGCGTCTTTGAGCAGCTTGACTTCCTTGGGCTCGCGCTTGCGGTTGGTGCTGCCGACCGGGCGGAGGATGGAGGCGAAGTCCGCGGTGCGGGAGGGGTCTGCGAGCAGGCGGAAATGAGTGGTGGCGGACTTGAGCCACTTGGCCGTGGCCCGCCATTCGTCCGCTGCGATGGATTCTTCCAGGGGCCAGTAGCAGTGCAGGCCGTAGCCTGAGCTGACCATCATGGGGGTTGGCCACCCGATCTGCTTGGCGAATGCGACGACCGCCTTGGCGGCGTCTTTTTGTGTGGGGTAGCCCTTACCCTTGGCAGCCTTGTCCTCACCGCAGTCGATGTCCAGCCAGAACGCCCTGGCCTCGGCGGTGTTCTCCGGCACGCGGTACTTGCGCTTGGGCTTGCCAGTCTTCTCGCTGATTTCGTCGAGCTCGATGTAAGGACGTTGGTATGAACCGCAGGCGTGGTAGACGGCGGTGTACTTCGGGTTGCGCTCCAGCCTGGGGAGGGCCGCTGCCATCGTCTCCAGGTCTGAGTACGGGATGTGTACTTTGTATGGTCTGCCACGGCTGTCGGTCTCGACAGTGGTCAGTACCAGGTAGTAGTTGCCGTAAGCTGGCAAGGTTTTGGAGAGGAAGTCGAGGGTATCCATCTCACCTCCTGCATGTGCTTAATACCCCCACGGCTTTGGCGAAGTCGTTGTGGTTCATGGTGGTGCCCAGAGAAAAGAAATGCCCGTCTTTCCGGGCTGTCAGGGGCTGCACTGGTGTACAAGGCCGGGTGCCCCCAGCCTCCAGCATCCGCCCCACTTCGCCAAACTCAATCGTCGAAGTCGATGCCGTCCAGCTCCAGCTCGGTGTCGTCCTCGACCACCGGGGCCGGCTTGGCTGCAGGCTTGGCCTTGGCCGCGGGCTTGGCCTTCTCGGCAGGCTTCTCGGCAGGCTTCTCGGCAGCCTGGACGGCGGCGTCCACTTCCTCATCGCTCACGTCCTTGGTCTTGGCTGCGGGCTTCTCAGCTTTGACCGCTGGCTTCTCGACCTTGGGCTCGGGCTCGACCAGGGCCTCCTCCGGGGGGGGCACCACGCTGGCACCCAGGATGTCCGCCACGACGTCGGACTCCATCACCTCACGGACTTCGGCAAAGCCCTCGTCGTCGAGGAAGCCCACGGGCTTGAAGGTCAGCTTCGGGGACTCGGCCTCGGGGTCGAAGGCGATCTTGGTGACCACCATGTTGTAGCCCACGCCACGCTTGGCCAGCAGCTGGCCGTACTCGCCCAGGGACTTGATGGATGCAGGCGGCACACGCAGCAGCATGGGGTCGTTCAGCTGACCGGCAGGGGCCACGGCCATGCGCACGGTGTCGTTACAGGCCTTGCCCTTGGACGCACCCTTTTCGGTGATGCGCGAGCCCCACTGGTTGTGCGGGCAGGTGGCGCACTTCTTGGCCTGCGGGTTCTGGGCATCCGCGGCTGGGGCGATGCCGTCGTTGGAGTAGCAGTCCGGCTTCTGGCCTTCGCTCTCCTTGGGGTCGTAGCCCTTCAGGTAGAAGACCTTGCTGGTGGACTTGTTGGCCTTGATCAGAACCACTTCGATGTTAGTGGCTGGGCTCTCCGGGTCCTTGGGGTTGGGGATCACGTGGCGCTCACCGTCGCGGACGATGGCGAAGGTCTTGCCCTTGATGGAGATCACCGGGAACCCACCACCCGCATGTGCGGTCAGATCGGCGTTGAGCTCGGAGACGTTGAAGGCTTTGAGGTAGGCGGGCAGCGTGCTACCAGAGTCGAAAGGGATGATGTTTGCCATTTGGCGTTTGCTCCTGTGAAGGGGTGAAGTTTAAGCGCTGCGGCGGACATTCACAACCCGCTCTTCGCGGATGTTGAGTCCAGGGGGGATTTCGTTGTCGTTGGCAGTACGGAACTGCTCGACAGCGGTCTTCGACGGACGGACTTCCAACAAGGACCATTCCTCATTGGCGCGGACGAAGTTCATGAACGCCTCACGGTCGGCGGCGGTGACGGACACCCGCGTCGAAGTGTAGGCAGTTCCAAAGGGGGTCTTGACGGAGTCGGTGCCGGTCTTGTTGAAGACCTCCAGCAGCTTGGCTTCCAGCTTGTCCATCTTTTCCTGGATACCCGCCACCTGGGCGTCGAACTCCGCTTTCATTTCGGCTTTGCGGTCGCGCAGTTTGATGTACAGCTCGACGGCTTCTGACAGTTTCATGTTAGCTCCTGTTGTGTGAAGTTAGATGTTAGCACGTTTGGTTCGGTCTCAGTCAGCTTGCTCCTTCATCATTTCCAATAGGACTCCCTGCATTGATTGTTTTTCGCTAAGGCGCTTGTACACCTTGCGCTCGATGTCGGACCCGGCGATGTGGGCGATCACCGTGGTCCGTGTCTGACCCGGGCGGCGAACCCGGGCGCATGCCTGGTCGTAGGTCTCGTTGCTGTGCACCGGTGCGTACCACACGACCGTGGTAGCTGCCGTCAGCGTGAGCCCGTGGCTCATGGTCTGGGCGTTGGCCACCAGCACCCGGGGCTCGTCTGACTTCTGGAACCGGCCGAAAATGTCGTCGCGTTCGGTCTTGCTGGTACCGCCGTGGACGATCTCCACCGACCAGTCCTTTCGGAGCTCGGATGCCACGTACTCCAGGGCGCCGGTCAGGGGCACGAACACGATGACCTTGCCTTCGGATTCCTCGATCAACTCCTTGAGCGCGTCGATGCGCGGCTTGTTGTCGATCAGCACCTCCGAGCCGTCCGTGGAGTAGGCCACGCCGCACGCGATCTGGATCAGCTTGTTGGCCTTGACCGCTTCGTTGACCGCCAGAATCTGGCCGCCGGCCATCTCGACCGACAGCTTGCTCAGCATCTCCTTGTACGCCTTCTTCTGGTCCGGTGTCATCTCGACGTCGCGGGTGATGAAGGTCTGCTCAGGTAGGTCCGTGCAGTCGTCCAGTGAGAAGCGGATGGCGGGCTGCATCATCTTGTGGATGACGTCATTGGCCTCGTTGCGCGGCACCCACTTGAACTGCGTGATCTGGCGCATCACCATGTCGCGGAAGCGGCCGAAATACTTGGGCACCAGCGGGCTCTCCGGGGTGACCAGCTTGCACTGCGCCCAGGCGTCGGTCGGTGCGTTCGGCGTCGGCGACCCGGTCATGCCCCAGACACGGCGGTTGCCTTGCTTGTTGCAGATGGCGTTGAGCGTCTTCCACCGCTCGGTACCGGAGTTGCGCGCCATGGCCAGTTCGTCCAGCACGATCAGGTCGATGTCGGGGCGTTTGGCCAGCTCCTTCTCGATGGTGCGTACACCGTCGATGTTGATGATGTAGATGTGGACGTCCGTGTTCAGCAGCTTGAGCCGCCGCTCACGGGTTCCGTGCAGCACAGCGAAGTCCAGATGCGGGAACGTGGCGAACACGCCATCACCCCAGGTGCGCTCCATCGTGGATAGTGGGCACACCACGAGCATCTTGTTGACCTGCTTGACCCGTCGCAGGTAGTCATACGCCCACAGCGCGGCGTTGGTTTTGCCACTGCCCATCGAGTTGAGGCAGTATGCCCTGCTGTGCATGCTGAGGAATGACGCTGTCTCGCGCTGCACCTCGAACGGGTTGTAGCGCCCGTTGGCCTTGGGCCAGTCGTAGTGGATCGGCATCGGGTCCGGCACGTCGTACCCGAGGTTGCGAAGCACCCGGGTTTCATCGGGACGGTGGGGTACCGCGACGATGGTGTGGTCCGGCTTGGTGACCGTCTTGACCGTCGAAATCACCGTGGTGATCTTCTCCGGCCGACGCAGCTTGAAGACAACCGCCTTCTTCTTTTTGAGGATCAGCATGCGTCACTTATCCGGGTTGTAGGAACCACTGCCACGGCGCCACCCCCGGTTCTTGGAGCGATCCTGCACTTCCAGGTTGCTCTTGTGGTTCGATCCGCCGTTGTCCAGCGACTTCTTGTGGGCAACGTCCTTACCGTCACCCACCCGGGCTTTGCCTTCGCGGATCGCTTCGCGGCGGGCAGCGTTGTTTTTGACACGCTTGGCCACTTCTTCCGGGCGGGCGTTGTATTCCTTCTGGTATTCCAGCTTACGCTTCGTGGACTTGGTCATGGTGCTTCCTTTCTACAAGTTGAGCGAGGTGGTCAACGGCGCCAGCGTCGCGCACCCCTGTTAGCGAAATGCCGCCGGTCGCAGTCACGGCGGTACGGAATCTGCCCTGGTGCACTGTCTCGTCTTGTGACTCGTTGGGTGCCTTCGTCTCGATGGTGCAGAACACCCCTCGCCAGCAGATGACAAAGTCATGCACACCATGGACAGAGAACGGGCCCGCGACGGGCATGTAGTAGGTGCCAACGGCGTCTGGGTGGCGACCCGCTGCCACGGCGTCGAACGGGTACACCTTGTGGTGCGCGAGGCGCTTTTTGACAGCGTCCTTTACAGCGGCTTCGGGAGTTCGTGCCATCAGCGCTTCTCCCGGTTGAACTTGCAGGACTTCACGTTGCACCAGCCGGCACAGAGCCCTGACGGGCGCTCGGGCCAGGACTCCCGCTCGTAGGCCGACTCCAGCTTGCGCACTCGCGGCAGCAGCTTCTGCCACACCACGGGCACCTCGTCGCGGTTGACCACCTTGCGGTCAATCTTCTTCTCCTTGAGCCAGATGTACGCCGTGGTCACCGACTGCACTTGCGGGTAGTGTGCGAAGGCGAAGCAGGCATACAGGTCCAACTGCTCGGAGGGCTTGCGGCGTCCGGTCTTGTAGTCGGCGACCACGGCTTTCTCGCCTTTGACCACCACCAGGTCTGCGATGCCACGGGACCAGGAGCCTTTCCAGGTGGTGGGCTGGAACGCACGATCCAGGGCGAATTTGTACTCGGTGAGCTTCTCACCCGGCAGTTTGGCCAGCTTGTCCGCCAGGCTCTGCCACTGCGTCATGCCGTCCGGCAGCGGGTCGCCCTTTTTGATGAAGTCCTCGAAGGCGGTGTGAACGCGGGTGCCCCACTCGTTGTGGACGTTGGGCGGGTCCGCGACATCCCTGGCGACTTTCAGGTGGTAGAACTGCTTGGGGCATGTCTCGAACGCGTCAAGGTGGCTGTACGTCCAAGCGGGAATAGCGAATGTGGTTGTGGTCATGTGCACGGAAGTTGAGCCCCAGACCGTGTTTTGATCTGGGGCGTGTTGCGTTATGGCTCCATCGTAGCACCGCGTACGGCGATGTCAACTACTTCGCAGCGCCGTAAGTGTTGGCAACGTCCCCTTCGCTCCAGGTGATCAGCTCCGGCCACCACGTGGGTGGGGTGCGCATCACGGCCTGCAGCTCGTTGAGTACATCGTCGGCCTCAGCCTCCGGGACCACGTAGACCAGCTCATCATGTACCATCAACACCGGCTCCAGTTTGGTCTGCTTGTAGAAGCTCACTGCGTTGCCTGCGATCACATCACGGGCCAGGGCCTGGACGATGTTCTCGTCGATCTTCCCGGCGTAGATGCGGGCCTTGTGGCGGCCTTCGCCATACCACCATTCGGTCTTACCCTTGTCGTCGCGTTCCTGGCGCAGCGACGGGTAGTGGATGCGACGGCCGGAGGGTAGCCGTATGGCCTCGTGCTCAGTCACGCACATACCCCAGGGGTCGATCGGCGTCTCGATACCCTGCCGGATGTCAGACAGCTCAGCGTGGCAGATTCGCCAGCCGGTGGCGATGCGGTGGTAGGTCGCGCGCCACGACTCCACCACTTCGACGGCCTCCTCCTCGGAGAGCTCCAGCCCGCCCATCAGCTTGGCCACCTTGCGGAATGTGGCCGCCCCGGCGCCGAACCCCAGACCCAGCTGGGCGACCTTGGCCAGCTGCCGCTGGTCCTTGGTCACTTCATCCGGTGTGATGCCATAACGGGCTGCGGCGAAGGCTCGGTACAGGTCCGCCTCGGCGTCCTGCTGGTAGAGCTCCATCGACTCTTCGACCTTCCACAGAAAGTGGTTGACACGCAACTCGATACCGGACAGGTCGGCGACCACCACCTTGTGCCCTGGCGGGGCCTTCAGGCTGTTGCGCAGCGCGTCGGAGGTCTTTGGCTTGGAGCCGATGCGGGGTAGGTTCTGCATGTTGTACTGCTCCCCCGACCACCGCCCGGTGGTGTCCGCCCCGGCGTACTTCAGCGGCACGGGCAGTCGCCCGTTACAAGCGTCAGCCGCCCGCAGGAACGCCTGCAGCCGGGTCTCCAGCAGCGTGGATTTGACCGACAGTCGAACGCGAGCAGCCGCGGATACGATCGGGTGGCGGTGGTCTTGCAGTTTGATGAACTCATCGTCCGTCTTGGCCAGCGCTGGTGTCGTCTTCAGGGGGTTGGTTGGTGAGGGCTTCATGGGCACCTCGACCTGGCAGCTCTCCAGCAGCTTGCTGAACCGGGCAGCGGAGGCCATCTCCGACCGCACGAACTCGGCCACGGCGCCCTCATCTGACCAGTCCAAGTCCACAGGGGCGTCGGCATCCGCGCGCAGCAGCTTGGCCAGCTCCAGCAGTGCCTTGTGTTTCTGGTCACGCTCCACAGACAGCGCGGCTTCCACCAGCGACTTGTCCAACACGAACTTGGGGTTGACCAGCATCTGCGTGGTGAGGTGGATCAGCATGAGCTCGTCACGCGGGAACCCCTTGACCAGCTTGCGGAACAGCGCTGCGCACTGCTCGGTGTCCTCCCGGTTGTAGGTCTTCATGGCCTCGATTTCTTGGGGTGTGAAGTCCTTGAGGTACCGCCCCTTGGTGCTGTGCAGGATGGCGTCCTTCTTCTCGCCCACGCCCAGCTCCTGCACCAGCTTGGTCAGCGACACCCCGCAGGTCTTGGCGTACCGAGAGCGGGCCATGGCCGCCGTGCACCCCCACATCGCGGGCTGGATGCCGAAGCGCCACTTCAAGATCATGGCGTCGAAGCCGGACATGTTGTGTCCGATGGCCATGATCGTGCTCCAATCCAGGCATTCAAGGCCTTTGCGTATGGCCTTCTCACCAAAGAACACATCGGTCGGGCAGTCCTTGACCTTGATCGACATGCTGATGATTTCCGTCTTCGGAGACATGACGTACTCCGTAGGCGACATCTTGGACAGTGTGTGGTCGCTGTCCCAGTAGGTCTCGAAGTCGAGGAAAATGGGCATCAACTTCACTTGCGGCTCTCCAACTCGATCAGTAGATCGACGTAGTGCTTGACCTTCTCCAAGTCCTTGACGCCGCCTTTGTCCCGCCACCTCACAAGGTACTTGATGCAGTTACCCTCAATGAACGGGATGTTGTTGGCGTGGATGAACTCCACGGGTTGGATGGCGTGCTTCTTGTAGTGGTCGCCTTGGACCTGCACGTCGAGCGCGCTGGGTGCCGGCTCGGGGCGGCACACTTCACAGGTCTGCCAGTGTTCACAGTTGCAGGTGTTCATTTGGTCAGCGCTCCTAAAGTGATGCAGGTTCTGATGGCGTCCATCATGTCCGTACCCTCCGGCACGAGGTAGGTGTCGTAGGTCCAGTCAGGGCCGTGTGGGTTGGGTTTGTACCGACCGATCTGGATCATGTGGCCGTTGATGGCCGTAACGATCGTAAACCGCGTCGCTTTGGACTCGTCAAATTCGCCTGGCGGTGCAGACGCTAAGGCTCCCATTTTGATGTTTGGGGTCTGGCCTTTTACTAGCCAGTTAACCAGCCACGTTCGTAGTCCCATACTGTTTCTCCAGTTCGTTGTTGAGGTGAGTAAGTGCCGCCAGCGCGTCGAGCTGACTTGGCCTGCAGTTAGCCTTTTCGACCCGAAGGTAGTAGGCCGTGAAAGATAGAACGGCGTCCACCAGTTGCTGAAGGTTCACGGCCTCGGTCGGTGTCAACGGCAACCGGTTGAGGTTGTCGGTACCGCGGTGAATCTCCTTGGTTGCTGTGAGCGTGTTCAGAATGTGAGGGGGGTTCGTAGGGGTCAATGTTAAGTGCCTCCATGATCTTGCAGATGCGGGTTTCGATGCGTTTGAGTCGGTTCTCAATGCTGTTGTGATTCACTTGGGGGTCCTTTCGATAGTTCGTGCCATGCACGGTTGATGGAGTCGCCTGTTTCTTTGATCATGCGTAGTTCCTGCCAGGTGGGGTTGTCGGCTTCGGGCAATCTTCGGGTACCTCGACGGCACAGTAAACAGGTGCCCACACCCAGCGGGTGTGTGCCTGATGGGCCTTCCAGCGGTCGATGTAGGCTATCTGCACCTGCCCTGCTCGCAGCGCCGTACTGACGGACTTGGTGGCTGACTTTAGGGCAAGCCCTGAGTGTTCGGCGTAGGCTCGGCAAATGTCCGGGTAAGCCACGCCGTGCGGGCTGTCCAGCAGCAGCTCTCGAATAAATAGGCGGGTCGATCGCTTGCTCATTTCAATCGCTCCTTCAGGGCGGTGATGACTTTCTTTTGCTGCTCTCGCCAAGCCCCACAGTTGATGATGTACGGGCTCTCAAAAGCATCCAGCGCCTGTCGCAGCAGGGCGGTGTCGTCAGGGCAGAAGTCGGACACGGCGGGGCCTTTCTTGTTGGCTGCTGGCGCCTATCGCATGAGCCCGTCAAACGGGCCAGCCGTTGTCACGCTGCTGCTGCTGCCGCGCGCCCGGCGCTTGCTGTGCCCACGCTTGACGCGGCGCTTTTCGTTGTAGCGACGGTAGTAGTCCTTCACCGCATTCGTGAAATCAGGCCGTGGCTCATCCCTGCCGGGGCCGAGGGCGTAGATGGGCGACTCTCGCCCACCCTTTCCGCGCGACAGGCTCCAGCCGACGATGCGCAGCTTGCCGCGCTTCTCCCGCAGCCGACGCACCGCCGACTCAGCGGCCGGCTTTGTGACGCCGAGACGCTCCGCGAGCTGGATCACGGTCGCTCGCTCGCCGTTCTCCAGCCAGTCGAGGATACGCTGGGCTGTGCTGCCACCTTCCACGTCTGGCCCGGGCCCGGGGCCGTACATCGCCACGTCCTGCGCCCAGCCAGCGATGCGGATGTGCTCGGTTCCGTGTGCCCGTGCGCGACGCACGGTGGTGCGGACGGTGCTTTCGGTGAGGGTCAGTTCGATGGCAATCTGCTTGATCGTCATGGGGCCGCGCTTCGCGGTCAGTTGACGGATGGCGTGCCGTGTCAAATTTCACCCCCTTCGGTGTCTTCGCTGGGGACGCGCTGGATATTCATGTCGTTCGCTCTCGGGGTCTTGATGCTCATGTACTTGCGCTGCGCCTCGGTGGGACGCGCCATCCTTGAGCTGGCGGCCTTGCCGCTCTTGGCGTCTCGCTGGAGTTGCTTGACCCAGCTTGTGTCGGGCTTCTTGGTGAAGGCGTTCATATCAGTCGCTCCTTCAGCGCGGCGATGGCTTCACTGGCAGGCGTCGGCTGGTGTTCCTCCCCACTGCGATAATACTCCAGCGCCTCCAGCGCCTGCCGCAGCAGGGCTTCGTCAGCTTGTTCCTGCTGGTGTAGTTCGCATATTACCTCGAAGACGGCAGCTTTATGCTTGAGCAGCACGGCCTTGATTAAGTCCATCGGTGTCTCGACCATCGCCAGTGCTGCGGCATTGACATTGCCCAGCTCGGTATTGGCTTTCTCAATGGCCTCGATGTGGTGTTTGGATAAGGTCTTCATTTCAGTCGCTCCTTGAGCGCGGCGATTGCAGCCGCTTTGAGTTTTCCCGTCCCGCCAAATCTCAAGTGCGCTGGCGGATCGAGTGCCTCCAGCGCCTGCCGCAACAGGGCTTCGTCGCGCTCTAAGTCCAGCCGGTAGCATTCGGCAGTAAAGTTGCCAACCTCTTTGCAGCGTTGGAGCGTTTCAGCCAGCACCCGAACTTCGTTATGAAGATGGAGCAGTTCTTTGCTCAAACGCATCG